TTTTTGTTTTATATATTAACGAACACAAAACATATAATTTTCCTTCACCACAAGGTGAAGTAAACTGTTGAAAAACACCCCCACATGGGAGGTGAAAAACAATTCACTTCACATACTCCAGGTTCGGCAACTCTCAACAGGAGAGTTCCTACAGTGGAGCCTACACGTCGTGTGTAGTTTACATGTGGGAGAGGGCATGCACACAAATGGTAATAAAAGGGCATGTCTTATAAATGGTTAGGAAAGAAGCGTTGCTCCCTTTGCAGCAAGATAATATCGTGTTCCAAGGGAATGGGCCTCTGTTGGAATAACAGACAAGTTAGGAAACTTAATTGCAATAGAGTCTGGACCTTCTACATAATTCACAAGCTTGTGAATATTGATCTTAGATTCAGGTTTGAACCCATTTATGCGTCTTACACTTCCGGTGCCAGAGTCGAAATTTTCAAACAATTCGACACCTTTCTCAGTGTGAGTGAGGTACCCTTTGATACCAGTAGCGTCAAAGAAGTTAATGTCATTAGTATGCTCTCCATCAAGTCCAAGGATTTGACCGTATAGCATATCAATAAATACTTCTCCTTCAGCACTGGCTGTCATCTCCACGACTTCAATCTCAGGCATGAGTTTGGTCGACGGAGCAACGGTACGCTTACGCTTTGCAATTGTTGGGGGAGTCCAAGCTTCTGCTACTTTGTTTGTAGGGTGCGAGTATTCAACGTTAGACACGTCAGTGAAAATGCTGACTTGAATATCATTGTTTGCTCCAGCAACGAGTTGTTGCGTACCCTGAATAAAACAAAGTTTTAGAATTCCAAGTGTTTGGGATGAGTTAGCTCTGACAGGAAGTGTTGGTGTTGACTTTCTCCACATCAGGTCCATTTCTACAGAGGCTTCATTAACTGAAGCCTTTGCACATGGAAACATGAGAGGAGGAAGTGTTGGGTCATCCCCATCTACACTATTTGTATCAGCGTGGACTACGGCAAGTTGTGCATTGGTGGTTGAAGCACTTGTTGTCATAACCTTAACTCGTGGAGTTCCTTTCCATTTATAGTAACGTCGTGCATTGAACCAGTTATATTTTCCAAACAAAGAAGGTTCGACAGGAATGTCAACGATCCCAGTTTCATTGGGATCAACCTTAAATGTTGTTGCCAGTTTCCAATCTACTTCAGATTCTACTGGCCCTACTGATTCAGCCTGGTTCGTCTCAGGCGCACTAGGCGTTACTTGGTTAATGTCCGAAGAGGAGGGTTCTGAGGGCTCTTCTTCGTACAAGGTTGCCTGTTCCTCAGCAACGATGTATGTCTCGATTTCTCTATCCTTCATATGATGGTAGGTCATGTCAGCAGTATTCATCCATAAGGTAATGGCATAGTCAGATCCATGGCTAGTCACTAAGCGTTTAAGAGTGACATCGACATTAAGATCATCACTATCTACTACTGATGTGTTATTAGTCCAATAGGGCCTAAACACATGTTCTCCTGTTTTCATATCCCACTCGTGACCTGGTAACTGCATTGTTCCTGCGGTAGTCGCATTTGTTGCAGTAATCCTCCAGGTGGCGGTGGATGTAGGATTTGTCGTAGACGTAATCTTGAGGTTCGGGAAACCCGATACGAATGCATGTCGCATCGCTTCAAGAGTTGCTGTAGTCACTCCCAACGTTTTAAAATTCACAGAGAACTTCAATTCGTTGGAACCGGCCTGAACAACTTTCGTTTCGAGTCTTTGCCAATGGTGGTCTTGGCGTTCTGAGTGGTCACCGGTAGAGCCGACATCAGCGAAGGCCTGAGCATTGGGTTCTTCATATTCATATTCGAAGATTTGCTCAGTTGCTTCAATCGTCTTGCGCGTATAAGTGAGGCATGGGCAATAACAAATGTTATAGCTTCCGCACTTTGCGCACTTACCGTCAAAGTGACACTTTGGTAAAGCGAAACATTGAAGTGGGCAACAATATTCGGTGATCGGAGTGGTCATGTACTTCTCAATGGAAGCTGCAAGAGGCTGAGCCTTATTCCAAACTCGTGCAATGGGATCAATATCAAGATAATCCCACCATGCGTGTTTGGCTGCCAGCTGTTTGGCCTCTTTCTTAGTGGGAGCAATTCCTGTTCCCATAATGCGCAGCATTCCAAGGGTCCAAACTAATCTACAAAACCACTGACCGCTTGTGTCCCGCTTGAAAGTGTAATCTTCAGTGGAGTCAGTCACCAAGTCACTTTGTTCTTTAACTTTGCTAACAAAATTCTCTGAGTAAGTGTCCACTTGCTCTTGAGCAACAATATACTTAGTGGTACTGACGGGCCTGGGGTTGAAGAGTCTTAGACCTTGGGGACAGGTCATAAATGTCACTTCCAATTGGGTCGAAAGTCCTTCAGCTGTCACGAGTGGAGTAACTGGGATAAGCGCAAGCTTTCCCACCGCAGAGGACAGACTGAAATCAGTTGGTCTCATATGTTGGAAATCCTTCCAAGGGAGTACAACATAGATTTCATTCTGTTCTGAGGGATTCCATTCGAAACCAGCTGAATTGAACGAAGCGGTGGCATCGTCGGGGACATATGCTACCCAAACGCGTTGAGACTGATACAAAGCAGGCTTTGACATCAGCCTCACAACTACATGAGTATAGAAAGAAAAATACATTCCAAAGATGTACATGATTCTCTCACTGAGGGTTGGTTGATACTCAATGGGTGTAGTTGAAGACGCGCTCGGTAGTTTTTCCGTCGTCGGTTCTGACCATACGTTAGTAAACTCTGAGAGCCCTCTAGCTTCTGGCATGAAGCTGGTTGGGCCCTTGGTTAACGCTGACGTATCGCCAAGAACGATTGCAGTCTTTCTCCCTGACGGAGTATGGACTGACATAAGTGGGCGGCCACTCTCGCCGCCCTCAAACACGCTAGACTCAATCGCCTCATTCAATTGCTCGGTCTCCATCGTTTGATAGAGTCCTCGCACTCGAGGTTTAGCAGTTGGGCGCTGGGTGTTTGATGGTGAGGGGGTTGTCTCAGTCGACATGGGGTGCAGAGCACCAGAATTATCTCTAGCTGTAGTAGCAGACATATTTAATTATTACGAATTTTCCTGGTCGAGACTATGGTCGTTTCGTTGATCCTTCGGATAAGGAGGAGGCGGGCGTCGGTGTAATTAACTGGAAGGTTAATATACCGGCGCAGACCAAGTGATAGAATTTTCTTGACCAAGCTTTCGCGGAAAAACTCATAATATTCCGTTCCATGTAGTGAGGCTTCAATTGAGGCTTCCTCAATCTGGGCGTTGATTCCTTCGAACTCTGTTGGCAACATCATTGTCCAATTGAACTGCTGTTCAATGGATTCCTGTGCCAATGGGGCGAGCACGAGGGCACTCGTCTCTTCTTTGAAACCGCGCTTCAAAAACTGGAGTTGATCAATAGGCTTTTCGCCACCTGTACTAGCTGCATCCTTTGATGCAGTGGTATACTCTTGACCAAGTTCCTCCATAATTTCAGCAACAGCTTCGAAGAGATATCCATTCTCGTAGCCATTTGAAACGAAAACAACGTCGTCACCAAAACACGTGAAAAACACGTGCTGCTCGAAAGATTCAAGCGAGGTCATACCAGTGATCCTCCTATAGGCATACCAGTGATACATCAGATTTACGATGCAATTCACAACGGTAGTCATAGGATTTCCGCTAGGATTTCCATGAGATGTAATACTCACTTCATTCCTGGAAACTTGGAGAGTGGTCACAATCTCTTCCCAGAGAACTTCCATAAGGAGCTGTTGCTCCTCATCAAGGTTGTTCATAACGGTCATAGACTGTGTCACCACCTTTCCGGCAGCTCGCATGAAATCTGATCTTAAACATCCATCGTAACGTCCGAAATCAGCATCATTTCCATATGGACTCATTGCCGCCATTCTGCGGTAGAGTTCGGTCCATTCTACGGACATTGGGTTGATGCCTACGGAGTGGAAAAGGTTATTTCGCTCTTGTGTCCAGGCTGTCTTAAACTTTGAGAAGCATTCTCTAAAGAGATATACTGTTTCAAAGGGGGCAGCTGTAAACAAGCGGGTCTTACCTACTTCACACTTCTCGATGGGTCGGGTCTCATCTTTCAAGCAGTTTTTCCACAGAGAGGCTGTACGGTATCCTTGTCTTCCAAGGGCTCTCTTTTCATTGATTGCCTTACGCAAGAGGTTTCCCTCGTGCGTATCAGCAATAATGAATCGAATATTACCGTCAGTCTCATCAGTCCAGGAATCTAGAAAATGTATTTTCTTTGATCCTGGAATCACATCAGTCCAAGGAACTCCGGGGGAGGTTCGAACGTCTAGAGGATGCGAATCAACATTCCCTTTCACACCATTAATGGCCTCATCCTCTGAGGCAAAAGAAGTGTCGTAAGGGGAGAGAATGACAATGTATCTCTGTGTCAATTGTCCAACCATATCGGCAAGATGTTCATCTAAACCTGGTACCACGGGCTCGGGAGTTGCATATTTGGCATACTGTGTAAACAGAATGTCAGCATTCCCTTTGTGGTTTTCCATTAGCTTAGACTGATCTGCAACTTGAGATGGATGAACAGGGGCAGGTCTCATTGTGTCAGGAAATGCTCCAGCAAGAGTGTGGCGCTTGATCATAGTCTTTCCGGCTTCTCTATAATATCCAGGGGTGTTACCTATTGGATAGATTTCCCCATCAGGACATAGATCACCATCGGAATCAAACGGCACGTTGAATAGAGGGTCCAAAATCTCAAACAAACTTACGTTCTGTTCAATCAGATCATATTCAACTCCTTCTGGACTAGCTTCCTGAACATTTCGCTTCTCCTGCTTAGCTTCCAGGGCAAGTAGCGTATCTACTCCTTCCTTCGTCACAATAGCTCCATATGAAGCCTGCTTAGCACCAAGAACATGAAATCCAATAACCTTGTTAACAAGGTTAGTGTCTAAACATGTAATGGCACCTCCGCAGTCTCCAGCAGAAGTTTGTGCACCCAAAAGATGTAAAGCCCTTACTTGCCAGATCTGATCATAGGTCTTGAAGTCAGTCTCAGACAACTTGAAGACCAGGTCCCTCTCAAGATTGATTTGTACAATGTACGACAAACCATTCAAGGGAAGGTACTGGACTCCAGTATGAATGTGCTGAGACATATGCAAGAGATCGTGTTGTGTGATCAGATTCTTGTAGAAAGTGTCTGGAAAAGCAGGTGTTGATCGAGAGAAGCTCCACAGAGCATAATCATGCTTCGCAGCCGCTCCAACAAACGTTATAGGCACAAGAGTGTCTGACTGTAAGACAGCAAACTTCTCAGCCGATCGCACTTCCAGGTTCGAGCCAACCTTCTTGGTACAGAACATCTTACGTTGTTTGATGATATTCTGCACTTCAGCAGGGAGAGCTTGAACTCGGGAGTCGATCATATAATAGCTGAGGGCTCTGTCAAAGGTGAGATGTCGTGGTATAAGAACATGATGTCCAAACGCCACACCGTGAATTTTCATTACGATTTGTTCACCTTCATTAGACTTCTTCATCGCCCAAATCTGAACAGTGGAGTTCGCAATTTTGGCATGAGTTTTCATACCGGCTTCATCGCGGGCCATCTCTTCGACGGCTTGGACGCCTCCTTCTAGTTGAACGTTTTCCTTACGAAGACTTTCTTCGAAAGTATGTACGATCTTTTGTCTAGTGGCGTCTGCTCGATAAGCACTTGTCTCCTCAACAACTGGGTCCTTCTTCAGATCTTGATATCCAGCTTCGTCAACTTCTACCTGAACTTGTCTCCTGGGTCTAGTCTTCCTAGATTCAGACGAGCTCTCAAAGTTGACAGACATTCTTGGTCGCGTCTTTCGTGATTCTGAAGAACTTTCCAAGTTAACCATCATGCGAGGTCTCGTCCTCCGAGATTCTGAAGATGATTCGTAACAAGGAAAACGAGATTCCAAGTTCACTTTGCGTCTGGGTTGACGTCTCCTAGATTCAGATGATGATTCATAAGCGACTATTTCATCAAAGAAAGCACTAGATTCCTTTAATTTCATAATTTCGCTCTCACACTTCACATCACCATAAACTTCAGAGACGGCATCCAGATACATAGAAACTTTTCTCGCATCTGCTCCTTCCTCACGAACAATCACATGGGGACATTCACGATCACAAAAACCGTTGATACATTTATCACAAGTTGCAGCTTCAATCTCCTTAACAGCAGAGCTAAGCAACTTGCACTCGTCTGTATGGGTGGTATAAAAGTAACCAATCTTACAATGATTGGTACAATAACCACACAACAGCTTCCGGTTAAATGTATCCCTTTCCGGATTCTTGCAACTCTCGCAAGTCTCAGTACTCCTTAGAGCCATTGCCCTAATGGAAAACCAAATGAGGCCGATTACAACTGTAACTACTTGCGCAATTACAAAGCTGACTTCGAACCTTATAATCCAGAACATAGAAACGGTAAAAGGGTCTTCCCAGTCCAGTTCAAACACATAGGTTAGGAACGAAATGATTGCATCTACTACAGGATCTACAAATACAGAATTATACAAGGTTGCTGCCTTATATAGGTATTTGAGTGCAGTGCTCAATACAGTTTGAACACCCTTGAGAATCCTATAGTACCACGGATCGTATACTGTTTCTTGAAATTCTTCTTCATCCATTGCATTCATGAAGGTTGCGACATCCGCAACCCACACTGTGCCTGTTGAAGCCGAACTCCATTCTACAGCTACGAAATCTTCGTCGTCCTGAACCCAGCAATCTCCTAAGGCCTGTTCCCATCCAACATATATCACATTTGGTACATGTCTGAGAACTTGTGAAGTCTTCCTCCACACTGGAAATTGCTGCGCGAGCTCTGTCACGATCTTCTCTTCACCATCAATACGCATCCTCTGCGTTCTGAGTGCACGAGCCTTCCTCGTATCGGCAAGGGCTAAGACACCAGACCAGTCATTGTTAAGCCGGGGAATCAAACGATCTTTAATTCGCTTAACTTCTTCGACACTGGCGGTCTTAACTTCCCAAACTGGGTCAGATTCATAACGTGTCAACTGGAATTCAGCATTGATTGTCGCATCATAAATGTCATCCGCTACTTTCATAGCTTCCAACAAATAATCTAACAACTGAACCAATGACATGTTCTCACTCATGGGCATTCCTCCCATTTGCTCTGCTGCAAAATCCCGACCATCTCTCCAAACCTTAAATCTAAGGTGTGAGAAGAGAGGGTCGAAATCGGTAGGCATAGCACCATTCAAGGTCACTTCGACCACTGCAAATCTTCTTTGCAACGCATCAATAGCATTGATGGTTTTGGAGGTCTGTGGAAAATGATTACAAGAACCAACAACAAGACGAGATTTATACGGTGTTCCTTTATTACTAATCTCGGCCTGCCGGGTAGGAAAAACATTACAAGAGATCATGTTGATGTAATCTAAATGATCTTCTTGTTCTGCTGATTGAAACATATCATCAACATTATGAATTTCCTGTCCAACATAGCCTTCATGATATTGGTCCTTAGTATTCTGATTCCACACTTGCCAAGTAGGCAAATCGATGAGTCCTTCCCATCGAGGGTCGTTTTCTAGGTTTCGTTCCTTAAAGCGTTTCGCTAACAATGTTTTCATGTTCGTCTGTAAGAAAGACTTTCCAATGCCGGCGGCGCCCATAAAGGCGACACCAACGGGGGTTGGTCTCTTTCCAGAACAAGCACGAGTTTTATCAACAACACGCTTCACTTCCTTATACCTAGTTGTGAGGGACATAACTTCAGCATTGAAGTTACTTCCAGACAGTTCCTTATACGTGGACGTAGCAATCTGTGTTTTGATTACTTCTACTCGATTAAAGTCTTCACAAAATCGACTATAGTAAACATTACGCAGAAAAGCAACGGGTTTGGTCGTCATCATGGTTTCATACTCAGCAATATTCTCTACTGCTAATTTCAGGCTCTCCCTGAGTTGGCGAATGACCTTGGATTTTTCTGAATCATAGATACCCCATTCTTCAAGGGCTCCTAATACAAGGTCTGAGATTTGTTGCATTGCTTCCATTTCTTTTGCCGCAGTGAACAAACCTCGTGACTGTCCTGTCAACAACTGAGAGGGTGAGTATTTGCCCAAGAAAGAGGCTCCAATTCCCAACAACTTAAGGGTTGCTGTGAAACTGTCGCCCTGCTCTTGAGCATCTACAAACTCTTCAGTTTGAGGAGTGGTCTTCGAAAACAAGGAATACAACTTATCCATAACTATTTTATTCAATCCTAGTAGATAGGAAATGTTAGTAAAATGAGTTATAAGTTGGATCTTGTCAGTAGCTTGAGTAATTGCGATTACACTCATAATAAGTGCAGGTGCATTCTCTTTTGCTTTCTTGATTGTATTCCAAAGTTTAGAGCCTGTATCGACATCCTCCGAGTCAATGAAACTCTCAAATCGAGAAGATAGGTCGTCTATCTTCTTAGAGGCATTTTCAATGTTCTCGGTACACTTCTCCATGAACTTCGAGGCGACCTCGCCAGAAGCTGAAACACTGTCACTAGCCTTAGTGATAGACTGGATCATTTCTGGTATTCCAAAAACTTGCTCTTCAGCGCGGATAGGTGGAATTCCTGCAACAGTCTGAACAACGCGAAGCCATTCAAACTGAGCATCCAGTTTTTCCTTGTTCTTCCGTTGGCAGTACTTGATATTAGCTGCTGTACGGGGGGATGGAGAGTATGTATTCATGATCTCATCATAACAGTCTACATGGGCAGGGAAAGTTCTGATAATCTCACTCCAATAAGCGGTGAACCGCCGCCACGTGGACTTATGCCAACCATTAATATGATGGCACAGTTCCACATGGTTGTCGAGTAAGATTCCTAGCTGCTCACTATGAACATAGTCAGCAGCGATATTCATCAGAATTTCCAGCCTGTCGAATGAAGGATGTTCGGGTTGCTTCTTCAAGCAGGTGGGAAAGAAGTCAGCAGGAAAATGATCAGATAGAAGTCCCTGCTCAAAAGCCTTGATGAGGGTCCTCTTCCTCTTGATCTTTCCATCTTGGATGTAAACGATTGGGCAGCTGACAGTAGCAGCTACTTCTTCGATTTCATCCCATTCCATCTCTTCCTGGGGGTGTTCCTCACACTCCACTGCGGGCCAGAAGTCTTCCTCATTGAAAGACTCAACTTCCATTGGTTCCGAGTCATCCTCGGTCTGCTGTGGGTCACTGGGTGTGACATCCATGTCCTCCATGGTTGCTTGAGGAAGATCAAAAGATTCTTCCTTCTTCACAAGGACCTCCTTGACAGGGGCATTGTCCAGTAATCGAACAATATTTTCGGGGAGTGTTGTCCAGAAAGCTTTGTTTGGTGTTTCCACCAAACGGTGCTTAGGTACGGACAGGTCCAAGGGTGCAGGCAGGTCGTCATCAGTAAAGTCCACATGTTCGAAATCCTCCTCAAAGTGGAGGGCTTCGTACACAGAGTAGGAAATTGTAGTTTTGATGAGAGTCGTCATACTGTATGGTCGTCCTTATAGCCATATTGAATCCACGTGGGTCTCACATAGGGCTGCATACGTTGATACTTCTTATGCGCCGGGTGCTGATTCCGGATCAAGCCGAACTAAGGAGGTATTTATACAGAAGTATTTCCTTTGCTTAGTTCTTCACACAATACATAAAAACGCGCTAGACACCTAAAAGAGATATGGTCTTACGCAGGACTTGAAACATGCCTTCTTAGAGTGTTGAGTTCTAAGAATTGGATAACCCAGGCGGGGAGTACATTAGTACCATACACGCAAGGGACAAATAGCACATTTGAAAAGAAAGATTTTACATTATAATCTATAGGGCTAAAAGCGATTATAATGTAATGATAGTGGTAGATACACAATAGCTTGATAACACAAGGCAAGCCTTGGGAGATCAAGTTAAAAGAAATGAAATATAAATATATATAACATTTTAAAACACACAAATTTGATAGTAAGTATTAAAACTTAGAAGTAAAATAAGTGAGGAAAGTTATCCGACACAACGCTACGGAATAAGGCGAGTTAGTACACTCCCTAACCAGGATTTCAGTTATACAGTGAGGCTGTCTTCAACTTTACGAGTTGGCAACGAGTTAGTACAGCTCCCTAACCAGGATTTCAGTTATACAGTGAGGCTGTCTTCAACTTTACGAGTTGGCAACGAGTTAGTACAGCTCCCTAACCAGGATTTCAGTTATACAGTGAGTCTGTGATTAGTACATTCCCTAATCAGGACTTCAGTTATACAGTGAGTCTGTCAGATGATATGCAAGTTAAAACTTGCATATC